GTTCGTCATATGGGCGATTTGTTTGGAGGACAGCAATTAGCTAAACTTGTCCCAGGTAAAGGTAATATGTATAAGTTTGATAATTTAATTGGCTTAATAACCGAAATGAGAAAACGTATAGATGTATCTATGGCAGTGGAAGCAAATATAGCATTTGATTTTAACATTGAAATTCTTAAAGCATATGGATAATATTTGGGATAAAGCAGAATGTTTAGCTACAAATACTGTAGGAACTTTATTAAGAAAATCATTATACATTCCTTATGATTTTGATCATAATAGATATGATTTCAAATGGGAAAATTATGTTTTTTCAAGTGATAAGTTTCGCAGAGCACATGTTGAAGTAGTTGATGCGAGAGAAACAAAGAAAATATGGATCATGCATTTTTGTATTTTCCCTCACTACGATGATTCTTCTCCGATTTTCGGATTTGACATAGTATGTGGGAAAGATAAAATTACAGGGATGTTTCATGATTATTCTGTAGCGGGATCTGATAATCATTTTATGCTAAATAGATTTGAGGATATTTCTAAAACATATTATCCAAACAAAGTAAGGGAATTGCCCGAATGGGGTAAACAGATATTTTCCAAGAGCATGATCGCAGCTGGTAATTTGGATAAAAATGAATTTGAGGTAGCATCCAAAGTATATTATAATACATTTAAATATTATTTAGCAAACGTCGGCAGCATTAGAGAAAGTGATAAAGATTATTCTATGTCACATGATCGATACTGTTATTTTCAGAAACAGAATCCTAGAACACCGCATATGATGCATAGTTTGGGAGTGAATAAGAATTTATTTCAAGGATATATGGACAGTGTTTTATTTCCAGAAAGAAACAACAGAAATGGATGAACTTAAAAAAGAGTTGACAGATTCCATTATCATTACTAAAAGATTTAGATCGCCCAATGAATTTTCTCTATACATCGAGGAAAAAGTCCAATCAGAACAGATTGGATATATGGATGCAGTTATTCAATACTGCAACGAAATAGATATTGATGTTGAAGCTATTGCTAAACTCATTAATCAAACATTAAAAGATAAAATACAAATTGAAGCTGAAGAACAAAACTATTTGAAAAAGAAACGAGGCAAACTCCCTATATGATTATAATGGACGCATTTCAAGTATATAAGTATTACTTAGCGTTGAAGCTACATTTTACTACAGACAAGTATGATGTTATTAAACAGAAAGGTAAGGTTCGAGCAAGCAGACAAGCATTTGCTAAAAGATCAGATTTATTTGCAATCAATAAAATTGCTAAAAAGTATTCAGATGAAGAAGTGGCAAATTTCCTAATAGCTAATTTTGTATCTGGCGATAGATGGGGTGGTGTATTTGATGCAGATGCAAGAGAAACATATTTAGAATGGAAAAAGAGAATAGAAGGATTAACTTATACATTTAATAGAGACTTAGATAATCTTGAATTAGAAATGGAACAAAATAATCTTAGTGTCGAGAATTTATTTAGTGTTTCAAAAGATTCTCATCCATATATAATAAAAGCATACTTGAGAAAAAGTATAACTATTGAAACATTAGTAATTTTAGATAAAATTCTAAATCTCATTGAAAAATATGATACGGAAGTGAATGATACAATAGTATATCCTGACATATCAAGATTGGTAAAGAAGTACAGGCCTTTTCTTAAATTTGATTTGGAAAAACTTAATGGAATATTTATCCGAAGATTTAAACGTGGCGGAACAGAAGATTAAGAATCTAGATATGCAAGTATCAATGCACATGGATTCTATTCAACAATTAACCGAATCCTTAAAGGAAACACAAAGATATTTAGTTAAGTTAGCTCATAATCAAATGGACTTAACTAAAAGAATTTCACAATGGCCATACATTGTGGTAAAAGAAGATGGAGGAGAATCTTTCTAAAAAATGAGTAAGACTAAAACATTTGACTCTTATGATAAAGAAAAAAGAATACATCGTGTAGAAAAGAGCAAAAATAAACTTGACAAGCATCGAAAGATAATATATAATTATGCATCGTCTAAAGAAGATGATGCGTTTGATGAATATTTAGATTATGCATTTAACAATAAAATCAAACGACGTTAATACAATTTTATACAACGCAAATACGGAGAAACAAAATGGCTTTTACATCACTATCTGAACTTCGCAAGTCTCGCAGCGGTTTTGAAAACCTCATGAAAGAGGTTGAAAAAATCTCAAATCCCCAAGGCGAAAAGCAATCCGATGATCGTTTCTGGCAACCAGCAGTGGACAAAGCAGGAAATGGTTATGCTGTAATTCGTTTTCTTCCTCAACCTCCAGGTGAAGATTTTCCATATGTTCGTGTTTGGAATCATGGTTTCCAAGGTCCAGGCGGCAAATGGTATATCGAAAATTCTTTGACTACCATTGGGCAAGCTGATCCTGTATCAGAGTTGAATACTGAGTTGTGGAATTCTGGGTCAGAAGCAAATAAAGAAATCGCTCGTAAACAGAAACGTAAGTTAACTTATATTTCTAATATTCTTGTTATCAAGGATCCCGCTAATCCTGAAAATGAAGGCAAAGTATTTCTTTTCAGATATGGTAAGAAAATCTTTGACAAGATTAAAGACTTGATGAGTCCTCAGTTTGAAGATGAAAAACCTGTTAACATCTATGACTTTGACACTGGTGCAAACTTTAAGTTGAAGATTCGTAATGTTGAAGGTTATCGAAACTATGATAAGTCAGAATTTGAATCACCAAGTCCATTATCTGAGGATTCAGATCAATTGGAAAAGACTTGGAATTCGCAGCATTCATTGAAACAATTCTTAGATCCTAAACACTTTAAATCGTATGACGAATTGAAGAAAAAACTTCAAAGTGTTCTTGGAGCCCCA